TGTTCATCCAAAATCGCTTAACTTTCATCCGCAGAGAACAGGACTCGATGGCGATCCAATTCGTGCAGAATGTACTATCCTTCTCAAAGGAAGGGAAGAACAAGCACGATGACGCGCCTGATTGTTTGGCAGGGCTATCTATTTTTCTGCAATCGTTGTTTAAAAATACCTAACTTTACTTAATGAAACTTTCTAACACATGGACTTAATAAATTTTTGGCAATCTTTTTTTCGGTGTTAACTTCAATCCAATGGGGCGATACATTGATGCAATGCGAACGATCCTTCCTGTCAACCAATCGCAGATATGGGGGAAGAAGGAAGCCGTATGGATAGACGTTCACGATGCGTGGAAACTATACATTGAGATTCCCGAACTCAGAGCCGTCATCGACAAACGGGCGCAAATGATGTCAAGCAATGAGCCATGCCTGTATGATGCATCCGGAAACAAAGTCGAGAAACATTGGCTACTGGACTTAATCGACAAGCCAAATGCCATTCAATCATGGGCAGACGTGGTGTATTCTATGAGCGTACAAGATGGCTTATACAACAACGCCTTCGCTTATGCACCTGCGCGAATGGGTGGGATTCGAAACCTGATCGTACCCCTTCCTGCTGACAAGGTCAAGATGCACCTCAGTGGAAAGAAACTGAAACAAATGGATGCCGAGGATATGGTTGACAAATTCACCTTTGTGTACGACACTGGAGACAAGGAGGCAATCGAGTGGGTGGATATGCTCTATGTTACTACTGACGATGGCATGAACATAATCAAGCCCGTTAGCCGAGTGGAGACCTTACGCTTCCCCCTGTCAAACATTCGAGCGCAATACCACAAGCGCAATGTACTACTCGAAAACATTGGAGCAATTGGCATCCTGTCGTCTGAGAATAGCGACATGGCAGGAGCAATCCCAATGACTCCTGAGGAAAAGCAGCAAGTTCAACGCGATTGGTTCAAACGGCAGAAGGACGAACTAATCATTACTGAGGCAAAGGTAAAGTGGACGCCAATGAGTTACCCGACCAAAGACCTGATGCTATTCGAGGAACTGACTGCAGACAAATTGGCTTTGTTCGATGCATACGGGCTGAATGCTAATATATTCAGTTCAGTGGAAGGCACGACCTTCTCCAACGTGCGCGATTCAATTCGTATGATCTACACCGACACCATCATTCCTGAAACGCAATCGCTTTATGACTCGATGATGCGCCAATGGGGGCTACATGATCAGGGCTTCTATCTGAAGGCAGAATTCGACCATTTACCGATCATGCAGGACGATGAAGTCCAAGCAGCCAACACCATGAAGATAAAAGCCGAGACACTGGAGAAGTTACGGAATTTAGGAGTGAACATGGACGAAGAAGAAATTCGTCATTTATTGAGAATTGATTATTAACTTTACAATATGAAAGGAAATCTATACAACACCAAGACCCTTGACGGCATCAAGGACATGGACTCTGAAAAGCGGCAGGTAGCAGTGTACCTGTCAAAGTTCGATTCAATGGATAGCGACTCAGATATTATCCGGAAAGGATCGTTCACGAAGTCCATCACTGAACGTGGGGTAAACTCAACGAGCAATCGCAAGATAGCATTCCTAAGGCACCACGATTGGCAGCAGCCAATTGGTAAGTGGTTGACTCTGCAGGAAGACGACTACGGGTTATTCGGGGTGGCTCAAATGGGCAACTCAACGATCGCTAAAGACGCATGGGAGGACTACAAGATGGGAATCATCCGAGAGCATTCCATTGGCTTCCAATACGTGCAAGACAAAATCAAATATATCGAGGACGCTTCCCTGTCAACTGGAGGCTACTACGACATAACAGAGGTAAAACTATTCGAGGGTAGTGCAGTTACCTTTGGCGCGAATGAATTCACTCAAGTGGTGGAAGTCAAGTCAGCCGAGGATAAACGCACGAGGCTCATAGAGACCTCTAAGCACATCGAGAACGTAATCAAATCCCTTACAACAGGAGAATACTCAGACGAAAGGGGTTACGCACTTGAGATGCGCTTAAAATGGCTTCAAAACGAATTCATGTTACTCTCAACTGCAGAGCCGTTCGCAAAAGACGAACACTCAGCCAAGGAAGAGCCAACGCAACAATTCGATTGGGCGCAAGTGGTTAAGCAGTTCACCAACAAGTAACTGTACACAATTTAAACTTTAACAAAGTGGAAAATTTAACACCTGAGCAAGTAGTCGAAAAATTGA